TCCGCCTCGCGCTTGAGCAGCAGCTCGTTCTGCGCCTTGTTCTCTTTCTCGATCTCCTCGGCGGCGAGCTTGCGGATGTCCAGCATCTGCTGCTCTTCCAGGCGCAGCGATTCGAGCAACTCGATCTCGCGGCCGGTCGCGCCGTTACGCGCCAACTGGATACGGGCGCGCGCCTCATCGACCGGCACGCCCTGGGCAAGCAAGGTGTTAAGCAGCCGCTGATCGGCAATCTGCGCAGCGAACCCTTCCCGGCGGCGGCGCTCTTCATCGGCGAGTTTCTTGGCGGCATCAGCCGACTTGTTCTGCTCGCCGGTGAACTGCATCACCGCCCGAGAACCTGCGGTGGCCTGCGCCACAACCGTCGAGCCGGTGTTGTTCCACGCCGCCTCTATCTTTGCCGCTGCGTCCTTGAATGACTCAGCATTGAACTGGGACATCATGGCAAGACGATCGCGGGCCGCCTGAAACTGCCCGGTCGCGGCAAGGCCGATTGCGGCGGCCACGCCGCCAATGGTGTTGCCGAGCTGCGTGAACACCTCGGCAACCGCAACGGCACCGATATACAAACCACGCAGGGTCACGCTGATGGCCTCGCCAGCGATGCGGAGCGTCGCGCCCTTGTTGGCGGCTTCCAGAAACAAGCCCGCAAGTGTTTGGAGAGTGGGCAGCAGCTGCGCTGCCAACTGGGCACCAATGCCCCTGAATGCTGCGCCGAGAAGATCCAGCGTGTCGTTGAACTCGCCGGCTTTTGCTGCGGTCTGCGCCTCGATAGTCAGCCCAAGCCTCCGGGCTGCATCGTCCATCTCTTGGAAACCTTGCGCGCCAAGGTTTAGAAGCGGCACCAGCTCGGCGCCAGATTTGCCAAACAGGGAGATGGCGTTGGCAGTCTTGATTGCACCGTCTTGAGTGGCGGCAAAACGGTCAGCAACCTCCCCCAGAACTTGTCGCGTGGACTTAAGAGAGCCATCAGCGTTGCGGGTCGATACGCCAAGACCTGTAAGCGAATCGCTGTTGTTGGCGATGGCAACCGACAACTTGCCAAGCACGGTAGTCATGGCATCTGCCGAGACTCCACCTTTCTTGAAGGCCAACTCCAAGCCAGCCAAATCGCGCACGGCAACACCTGTGCGTTGGCTCAAATCATCCATCCGGTCGGCAGCATCAATGGCCGACTTCACAAACGCAGTCAGGCCAGCGACCGAAACGCCGACACCCAAGGCAGCAAATGCCTTGTTTGCCGAACGGCGGATGCGGTCCATCGCGCCTTCGACAGTGTTCGCTGCGCGGTCCATATCCTTGCGCAGGCGAGCGATGTCTGCAGCCATGTCGATGACGAGCTGGCCGACTGTGGTTGCCATCAGTGCGTTCCCTTCGATGCGAAGAAGATGCTTCTCAACTTGTTCTCGACCACTTCACGGTCGACCGTCCCTGCCCCGAACGGCGCTGCGCATTCTGGTTTGTCCGACTTGTGTGACTGATCGAGATAGGCGCGAGACATCTCGCGCATCACAGCGAACTCCCATGGGGTCAAAACCAACCCCATGCCGGCCGCCCAGGCTTGCACCTCGACAGCTGACAGCGGCACTGGCCCCATTGCACCTGTGCCAACCATCCCGGTGTCCTGCCACCAGCCGGCCAGATAACCGACCGGGCTGATGTCAGGCATTGCCGGCTCACCGCCGACCGACTCGATTCGAGCGAACCGGGTAGGCGGGTTGTCGTCTTTTGCGTGTTGCTTCGGCGTGGAATGGAGCCACGCCAGTTGCCGCGCCCAGAGCGTCAGGCGGTCGGCGCAGTCCCGAAAAAATTAGCCGTGTCTCCGACATAGGCACGCACCTGGTCGGCGACGTACTTCAACTTCGGCTCGCGGTAGATACCTTCAGCACCACCGGGGTACGGAAAGTTCTCGACCTCGGCAGTGATGGCCACCAGGAACTTGATGTCAGCATCCTGATCCTCGGCCTCTTGCTTGCGCTTGTTGCCCATTGCCGCGACGACGCGCTTGGTCGCCTCTCTCGACATGACCTCCTGCGCCTTTTGGTATTGCCGGGTCGACGGGCCGTAGACGTGAATCTTGACCTGCTGCCCCCCGACCTTGGGGTACAGCATCGGGTCGCCGTTTGGCAGATCGATGCTTACCGCGCTGGTGTCTTCCAGAAAGTAATCGGCGAAATCGCCGAGCAGATCTTCTTGCTTGCTCATGCTTGGTTCCTCGCGGGATGAATGCCGGTGCCCGCCGCCTTCCCGTCCCGCGAAGAACGGGTCGGCAGCGGGTCCGTGCGGGTTAAGTCACCGATCAGGAGGTGACAGTGACGATGCCGATACCGGCGTTGTTGGTCGTGATTTCCAGAGTCACGGTGGCGTTGGTGATCTGGTCGACGGAGCCGACCGCCGTCTTGAACGACATCACCTTTGCGGCGAAGTAGCTCTTGTCGCCGTTCTGCAGCGTGACGGCGAAGTAGTAGTCGGCGTCTGCATTCGATGCTTCGCGCAGCTTGATCTGGCCAGCATCGTCGTTGTCCAGCGCAAGCTGGAGCGAGATTTGGCCTTCGTTGAAGCTGCCCTTGAACTTCTGGGTGCCACGAGTGCCCAGCGGGTTGTGGGTGACAAGGGCGTACTCGCGCCCGAACTCGCCGAGATCGGTGATCTCGCCGACGACCGGGTTAGCGGCGGTAGCGGGGCTCGGGAAAATCGCGGCGTAACCGGTGGCGTCAAACGTCGCCGGGGCCATCGAACTCACTCGCAGGGTGCTTCCTGCGCTCGTCATAACAGTCATGTTGCTCTCCTAAACTGCGCCACGCGCAGGCATAAAAAAACCCGCCATGAGGCGGGCACCGTTGCAAGTTTTGACTTGCAATCCTTCGGTCAGGCGTACCACCAGACCTTGAAGCTCTGCTGGGCAAACCAGACCCCAGCGTCGTTATCCTTGTCAGCCGGCGTCGTCGTCTCGTCGACCACGTCCACCACCAGGTGCGATGCGATGCTGCCGCGCACCCGGCGCACCTTATTGACGACCAGGTCGCGCAGAGAAATGACGCCACCGGCATCAGTGGCCAACGCGGTCACCGTCAGCTTGCTCTCGAACATCAGGCGCTGACCCTCCGGGCCGAAGCGGTTCATAGGGCGAGTCTCTTCGGCCTGGTAGACCAGAGCCGGGTAAGCACCATCTGCAGGGCGCTGCGCCAGAGAGACGCGGTTGCCGGTCACCGCACGGATGTCCGCATGCGCCAACAATGCGGCGGCGATTGCTTCGATGCTCACTTGACCACCTCATCCAAACGCGTCTCGATGGTCTGCGCAAAAGCGTCGATCGCATCCTTGGCTTTGGCATCAAACGCCGGACCGAGGAACGGGCGAGCTCGCGTGCCAGGGTGCAGTGCGCTCGCCTTCGGCGCACCATTGATGTTGAGTGCCTTGTTGCCGACAGGCTTGATCACATAAGCCTTGCGCTTGGAACGTCGGCCAGTCCCGGCGTATTGGTCGCCGGTGCCAAACTCGATCATGTGCGCGTAGAAGACCTTTTTGTCCCGATCGCCCGCGCGCACGTTAACGGTGGCTTTGCCCTGTTTCACGTTCGCACTGCTCACTCGAACGGTGCGCCGTAACTTGCCGGTGGCGACCGGTGCTCGAGCTCGAGCTTCTTCACGCAACACCACTGCAGCCGCACGAATCGCCGCACGCATCAACTTGCGTTCCACCTTCAGCGGCAGTTGCTCAAGGGCAGCCCGCAACTCGCGCAAGCCTTTGACGTTGACGACATCAGCCATCAGTCGACCACTCCCTCGGGGGATGTCTCCACGCAGCTGAGAATCAGCCAGTCGTGGGCTTCGTCGAGATCGCGCAACGCCTCGACGTTGAGGATGCGCTCGCCGGCTGGCGTGCGATAGCGCAGCCGGATCAGGTTGGCTTTGGTCGGCAGAGCCAGATCGACGCGATAACGGATGGCCACGGTGTGCGTCAGCGCCGTCTCGACCGCCATCGCCTGTTCCTGGTCTCGACCGCTGACTGTGCGGATGTTCGCCCACACGGTCGCTACATCGGTCCACACCAGATTGCGCTGCCCGAAGTCGTCCAAGACCTCGGAACGCACCTGGATGGTGACCTGACGGTCAAGCTGACCGATGCGCACCTAGACGCCCTGCCCGAGTCTATGCGGCGTCAAAAGTGCATCGACACCCTTGGGCAGCTCGCTGGTGATGTTGCCGATGTTCACCGCCTCGCGGTTCTCGTACCAATGTCCGATCAGCAACAACATTGCCTGCTTGAGAGACTTGGGCACCTCGTCCATCCCAGCCACCAGTTCAACGATGACGCTGTTGGGTCGGCCTGTGCTCTGCGGCCACCCTGACACCGACCGCAAAACTGCCGGCTTGCTATACAGGTCGAGCGTGTAATACGCCGACGGGACTGTTGCGTAGGTGCCGGGGAACATCTCGTAGCGCACAGCGGTGACCGACTTGACCGGCCACAGACCAAGGTCCACTTCGTCTGACCCGAACCCGTCTGCGGTCACGGTAATGGGTCGCGTGGCGATGATCGTCTGCGTGTTCTGCTCGACGTGCTCGCGCGCCGCCGAGATCAGGCTAAGAATCAGGTCGTCATCCGGGTTGGTCCCGTCGATGACATCGACCTTCAAATGCTTGCGGGCCTGCTCGAGCGTTACCGGCTCTACTGCAGGCACTTGGTTGTCCAGAATGCTCACTTGGCACCTCGCTTCTTGGGTGCCTCGGCGGGCGTCTCGCGCACCACCTTGGTCTCGTAGGTGCCCTCTGCCTCGGCCCAGCCCGACGCGATGAAGTCGCGCGCCTGACCGTCAGGCAGATCCACCACGTCGCCGGCATTGAGGCGGCCCAGCGTGTCGTGGAAAAGCACTTTTGCCTTGACCTTCACTTTCATGTCGTCCCCCTTGTCGGGCCACGGGGGAGGTCGCCCTCCCCCGCAGTCAGGTCATCAGGCTCCGGTGATGTTGCCGAAGTAGATGCCAGCCGGACGGTCAACGCCCAGGCCAAGACGCTCTTCGGCACGGATGGTGACCAGGTTCTTGGTGAAGTCGTCGTTGACGTAACCCATCTCCACCACCGCACCCGAACGGGCGTACAGCACTGCCGAGTCGGACAGGCGAGCGACGATCAGCTTGCCTGCCGGCAGGTAGGTGCTGATCACAACTTGCAGGCCGAACGGGTTCATGCCTGCACCCATGCCGGGCAGACCGTAGAGGTACATTCCGCTAGCAGCGCCCTCGCGGGTGCGCTCCATCGCGCCCCAGTCGGCCGGGTTGACGATGACGGTGTCCGGCGTGTTGCCGGTGGCCCACATCGTGTACTTGGCCTTGTTGATGGCGTCGACCAGGTTGTCGCCGGCAGCCGGGGTGTAGGCAACAAAGTTGCCGGCATCGGT